CCGCCGCTCTTCGGCGGTGTAGCTCTGCGCTTCCATAAAAACGCCCCTTTTAATCGAAGAGCTTTGCGGCGGTGAGCTGGGCCGGGATGCGGGCGGCAATAGCATCTCGGATGAGGCCCTGTTCGTAGGAGTCGAAGGCTTTGTTGGTGATGCCCATGTCCAGCGCAGCCCCGGCAGCGACGCCCCGGCGCATCAGGCGCAGAGCATCCAGCATACCGCGCAGGTCGAGAGCTTTGGTGGAGATCTCCGCGCTGTCGCACTTTTTCTGCAAATCGAGGAAGAGCAGGGCGAACTGCCTGACGTACTTGCTGTTCAAATCGGGGAACTGGGTGCGCAGGAGCTTTTCGAGGTTCTCCTCGGTGATGGTGGGCATCTGGATGACCACGAAGCGGGAGGTGAGGGCCTCGTTCAGCTCACGGGTGCCGGCGTAGCCGTAGTTCATGGTGGCGATGAAGCGGGTCTCCTCGGCCAGCGGGATGCGCTCGTAGCCCGGCACATCGATGGCGCGGCGGAAATCCAGCACCGCGTGCAGGACGGCCAGCGCCTCGTTTTTGGCCATGTTGATCTCGTCCAGCACGCCGAAGCCGCCGCACTGTGCGCAGCGGTACACCGGCCCGGGACGGAACACCACCTGCCCGCCCGCAAAGGTATCCATGCCGATGAGGGACGCCGCGTCCATATTGACGTGGAACGAGATGTCCCACGCGGGGCGTCCGAAGGCGGCGGCGAGGTTTTCGGCCAGCACGTTCTTGCCGGTGGCCTTGCCGCCCGCCAGCAGCAGGTTTTCGCCGCAGAGCAGGGCGGCCAGCGCCTGCTCCCACACCTCGCTGCCGTAGTAGACGAAGGCAGGGGAGGGGATGCGGGGGTGCAGGGCCTCCGCCAGCGGGTGGGCGGTACGGTATTCTTCCACAGCGCGCAGCAGATCGGGGGAGACCCCTTCCTGCCGCAGCGTATCCATCAGAGCAGATGTTTCAGACATCCATGACATCTCCTTGCGGTTGGCAGTGCCAAACCGAAATTTCACCCTTATCATAGCACAACCCGCGCGGTTTGTGTAGGGCTTTGGCGGGCAAAAAAGCGGCAAAGAAGCAGAGAAAATAAAGGTGAAGCTATTTTAACAAACTTTCAGCCGGGACGTGCAGATTTCACGTTCAAAGTAAATTGACAGGCCGCTTAAAATACGATAAAATAATTTTCGTTGTGTCAAAGTGAAAAAGAAAGGCGTAAAAGTATGCTCGAAACCATCACAGCCGTCAATCAGGCGGTCAACAGCTTTATCTGGGGCATCCCGGCGATGGTCTGCATCATCGGCGTGGGCCTGCTGCTCAGTGTGCGGACAGGCTTTTTGCAGCTCCGGAAATTCCCCTATGCTATCAAAACGACCATTGGCCGCATCTTCCGCAAAAAGGATGCCTCCGACGGCGCGATGACTCCGTTCCAGGCAGTGTGTACGGCGCTGGCCGCTACCGTCGGCACCGGCAACATCGCCGGCGTGGCAGGCGCGATCGCCATCGGCGGGCCGGGCGCGGTGTTCTGGATGTGGTGCTCGGCTCTGCTGGGCATGTGTACCAAATTTTCCGAAGTGACGCTGGCCGTGCATTTCCGCGAGCGGAACAAGAACGGCGAGCTGGTGGGTGGCCCCATGTACTATATTAAAAACGGCCTCGGCAGCCGGTGGCAGTTCCTCGCGGTGCTGTACTCGCTGTTCGGCGTGCTGACGGTCTTCGGCACCGGCAACGCCACCCAGGTCAACACCATCGTCACCGGCAAAGGCTACCAGACCGCCGCCAACGTGGACGCCAAGGTCAACGCCGCGAAGACCGAACTGCAGAACTCGCTCGGCTCCGCATTCCGCGCCAAGGGATCCACGATGTTCGCCAGCCTGCCCGCCCCCGCATCCGCCACCAAGGGCGACGTGTGGAACATCACAGACCAGTTCACCACCACCGACCAGTTCGTCGACGGCTCAGGCAAGACCCTGCCCGCCGGCACCAACGTCGTCGCCGTGGCCGTCACCACCGGCGACACCACCGTCATGAAATGGGACGCGCTCACAGGCATGATCGATTTGAGCGGCTACATGCGCAAAACCGACATCACCCCGGCCAGCGACGCCGAAATCGACGCCCTGTTCGCCTAAGGGACCCCGGCCATGGCGGAAACATACGTCACCCTCCACGGCCTCGCACGGGCGGTCACGAACCTGCTGCAACGCACCAACACGCGCACTATGTTCACGGCCGCCCACCCCATCGGCGAGATCATCGAAACCACCCCCAACCTCGACCCCAACACAATCGGCGGCACATGGACACGCCTCCCCGACACCATCGGACGAGGCCGCCTCTGGAAACGCACCGCATAAACGTCAGGAGAACACATGACAGTCGAACTCATCACCGGCTTCGCCGGCACCCCACACATCGGCAGCGACGACATCGGCGCATTCCAGGCCGGCATCGTCGGACCTGGCGACTACGCGCTCGCCACCGGTAATCAGCTCAGGGCCACCATGAGCAACGCGAACACCATCGCCGTCCAATCCGGTGATGCCGTATTGAACGGCCGCCATGTGCACCTGACCGGCACCACCACCGCCACCGTGCAATCCGGCACCCAAGGCCAGAAACGCAACGATCTCGTGGTGCTTCGCTACACGAAGAACACCCCCACCGGCGTGGAAACCTGCTCAATCGTGGTCCTCAAGGGCACCCCCACCACCGGTACCCCGGCGGATCCGGCCCACAACACCGGCAGCATCCTCGACGGCGTCGCCACCCACGACATGCCCCTCTACCGCATCCCGATCAACGGCATCACCGTCGGTACCCTCGTGCCATTGTTCAACGTTCTGAAGCCGATGACCGACGTGTGGGATTCCCTAGCCCAGCGTTCGACGGGGTGGCGTGTGCCGTATAGCAGAGACAGCGTTTTGCTTACGCGCATCGGCAATATTTGTTTTATGGGCGGCAACGTGAAATTCGACCAGTCAGGGGAAAACAATTACACGAAGGCTCAGGAGAAGATTCCCGAAGGGTATCGACCTGTTTCCGTCAATACGCCCGTGGCCGTTTTCGGTGGTAACACGACATTCATCTGTTACGGCGAGGCCAATGGCACCGTCACGATGCTCGGTAACCCGAACAGCGCGTACGCGGGATGCGCCGGCGTCTGGCGCACCGCCGACCCGGTGCCCGCGTAGTTTTCCCTAGCCCACGCCGGCGTGACCCAGCTTGCGTCGCTTGTCAAAAACGGCAAAACGTACATTGCGAAATACTGGGTGAGCCGGGGCGTGGTCTGCCTGCAAGGATATTGGGTCTCCAATGCTGGCGTATGGTTGAGCGGGGATATCGGCACGGAAGTTATGCCCGACGGGCTACGTCCCGCCATGACCATTAGCGTGACCACCTGCAAGATCAATAGCCAGCAGCCCATCCGAGTGCAGGTCGACACGAACGGGAAACTGACGTGGCGCCAGGACGGTGGTTCGCAGACCGCCGATGAATTTTACTTTCTGATTACCTATCCCATCGTCTAAACGTGCCAGATGCAGGTCGTGCGCAGTTCCACATTCGACCCACTGCCGCGGAACACCCATATAACCGTGCCGTCCGTATTCACATCCACCGTCATTGCTCGGGTGCCTGAACAGGCCGGAAACTGCAGGTTGCGTCCCAAGGGGCGGAATCCGGCCGGAATTGTGCAGATGCTGCCAATTCCGCCCGATCCCGTGAATGATTTCCAGAATACGGATAGGAGGCATAGGCCTTGGTCAGCCCGGAACCATGCATCACCATACTGTGTGCCAACGCTGATGTTCGTCAGCGGATAGGTTAGGGAAAGCTAGGCGGTCAGCCAGCTGCCAGTACAGGTTTGGTAATATCCTTTATCCGCTTTGCCGCGGACGGTGATGCTTCCATCAGAGCTTATATACCAGCTACCGACAGCGCCGCCATTGTTCGATACAAACAGAATCGACCCGTAGGAAGCTGGCCTGTATCTTTCCGGGATTTTCTCTGTAGCTTTCAATTCTCCGGTCGCATAACTAGATGATGGCGAAGGTTGGCCGACCGCTATAACGATGCGACCTATGCGCATGAGTAGTACATTCATCGCGTAGGGGCCAGTAAACGATACAGACGATTGGGTTAGGGAAACCTTATGCAGGCATGACCGGAGCTATCAGACAGCCGCGATGCCATGCGTTCTCGGGGATAGTGATGCTTCCCGGCGTGACGTATTGGATTTCCCCTGTGTCGGTCACGGCGAACTGGTTCTTGCCTGAATGCTCGTAGGCAAGGTTCTCCGCAGCCAGGGAGTGTACGGCGGGTCCAATCGCCTTCCAGCCGACCATGCGCGCCAGCGTGACGTGCGACCATGATTGATTGATGAACTTGCCCTTGTTGAACCATACGATGCTGATGACCGCGATGGCGGGACTGCCCGGCAGTATCGCACCGTTAAGGTACATCTCATCCCCGACGCTCGTGGTGCCGGAACGGTCGAACCGGATACGCTGGGTTAGGGAATCCTATTGCCCGATCAGCGCGCGTTCCCAGATGCTTTGGGCCTCCTTGAGAGACGCGATTTCCGGTCGCAGATAGAATCTGGCGGTCGTCTTGATGTCGGTGTGACCGAGGAACTTGCTGACCACCGCGATGTTGACTCCCGCTTCCAGGGCGTTGGTGGCCCAACTGTGGCGGAGATTCTGCACCGGCACGTGGGGCAGCGACTCCTTTTTGCACCATGAGGCGTAGCGTCGCGCGGCTTGCGATGGAGTCAGGTCACCGATGATACGGCCCTTCCGGCCGTTGCGGATCTCCCGCAATCGCCGGACGGCGAATCGGGGAAGGGGCAGAAACCGGTCGGACAGTTCAGTCTTCGGCGGCACCACCACTTCGTGGCCGGCCACCCATTGCACTCCACGCTGGATATGAGTGATGCCGGAACGCATATCGATATCCGCCCAATCGACTCCGTACCCCTCTTCCGGCCGCAACGCCAGACACGAGTCCACAATCAGCCAAGCCTCAAGCGCATGGCCATAAAAGCCCTGTAGTTGGCGACGAGTCTGCCCGATGGTCAGCAGACGCGGCACATAGAGCGGCTTGGCCGGCAGATCAATCTCCAAACGGGTCACATCGACCTCTAAGTAGCCCCACTTCGCGGCCTTGCGTAGCATCTGCCTCAACACCGCCCAAGCCTTGCGGGCCGCACCTGGACCCGCGAACCCTGACAGCCACAGCTCGATGTCATCCACGCCGATGTCAGCCAACTCCATGCTGCCGAACACCGGCTCCACATGGCACCGCCAAGCCGACTCATAGCCAACGCGCGTGACCTCGCGCAGGCGCTCGCAATAGCCGACATACCGGTCATCCCAAAACTCTTGCAACAACATTTCGACCTCCGAAAACCCACACGCCTCGCGGCCAATCCGCTCGGTATCGCGTGTGGGTTTTCTCACCATAAAGGAGCCCCGCATGTCGCAGTTAATCGAACAACTCGTTGAATGGATGGTGCCCTTCTTATGCGGTGGCGCGGTCACCGTGCTGGGCCTCATGCGGCGATGGGGCAGAGCAATCATCAACGGGATGCGCGAGCTCCTGCTGTGCCAGTTGGAGGACCTGCGACGCGAAATGGTCGTCGAGCACGACGGAGTGGCGGACGAGGACCTCAAATCACGCTCCCAGCGACTCTATGACAGCTATCACAGCCTGGGCGGCAACGGCCACGGCACGTCCCTCAACGACGACATCCAATCTGCGCCAATCGCGCCGCGCAACAGAACTTGAGCCCCGCAATCCCGCGAGACTCCAAACCAAAACATCTCTGAAGGAGAACGCATGAAAAATTGGGAAACCCTCGAAGCGGACGAGGACATGATCCTCAACACGCACTTCACACCTGGGCGCTCCGGCCGCAACATCGACAAGATTGTCATCCACCACAACGCCGGCAATTTGAGTATCGCCGGATGCTACAACGTGTGGCAGACCCGCGAAGCGTCGGCGCACTACCAGGTAGACTCGAACGGTCGCATCGGCCAGCTCGTCTGGGATGCCGACACCGCATGGCACGCCGGCGACTGGGCCGCCAACACCACCAGCATCGGCATCGAACACGCCGACATCAACACCAACCCATGGCAATGCTCGGACGCCACCATTGACAACGGCGCCCATTTGGTGGCCGCACTGTGCAAATACTACGAGCTCGGCCGCCCGCAGTGGGGCGTGAACGTGTTCCCCCACTCCCGCTTCAGCGCCACCGAATGCCCGGCCAGCCTCGCCGGCACCCAGAACGCGGCCTACATGGCCAAGGCGCAGTACTGGTACGACAAGATGAGCGGCGGCAACCCCAGCACCCCAAGCACGCCGA